ATTCAGCATCCCAGGAATCGAGGGCAGGGCGGGGTATACCAGGTTTATCCTCGCAGACAATAAATTTATAAGCGCAGTCCTGAGCAGCCGGATAATGTTCCAGGAATTGCCAGTGAAATTTTGCGCGGGCGCGGCGTTCGTCGCCGGCTTCAATGGCAGTGGCTACAGGTTTAGCGCCTTCTTCTTTTGTTGCCTTTTCGTCCGGAATGGCGGCGCAAATAAAGACTTTACTCATTTTGTTTTAACCTCATTACAGATTTAAGGGTGAACAAATCCCTGCCATTGCTGGCATATAAAAATGAAACCGGATATTTATTACGTGGCTGCTTTAAAGACCTGCCGGGACTTCTTTATTATCCTGGTGAATGATTTTATCAACCGGATAACAGTTACCGGGAATTTTCTGTTCAGCTGCAGCAGCCACGCATTCTTTCATGGAGTTGTATACTCCGGTAACCAGTTCAGCTGGTTCGCCCGTATTAAGAATAACGGTCAGAACGAGTGCAAATGCTGTATTCATCGCCAGCATCCTTTTTGCATCAGACGCAAACGAGCCAGCATTGAAACAATGCATATTTTATTTAATGACTCCCGTTCGTGTTTTCTCTTGTTAATGGCATCTTCAGTAAATACAGGGTTACTGATAGTGACACCAATTTCAAAACAACCTTCAGACGTATTAACGTTTGGTAATAACGTTTCCATTATCGCGTCCTCAACAATGAATTTTGAGTAATTGCTCTACAGTCATATTTTTAATTGCGCCCCGGTTAACAAGAGTCCATCCCTGTTCTTCCAGATAAAACCGGAAAGTCTCCATGGTACAGACCCGTGCGCCATCAGGAACGGTTTCGGTGAATCTGATGTTGCCGCGTTCGTCGAAGTGAACAACCAGGGTGCGGCCATCGCCTGGAATTATTTTGTCAGTGGGTGGGGTGTTATTCTGGCGCAGTTCGGCCTCCATGCGATCGAACTCAGCAATGTAGGCTTCTTTAAATGCAGCGGCTTTTTTGCCAGTGAATCCCATCACCAGGAAAACGAAGCCGTTTTTGGTGATTTGGTACATCGGGCGTTTTTCGCCTTTGGCGTCAGTGTAGGTGACGTCCTCAAAATTGAGGGCGTTAAATTCAGGTGAGCATTCAGTATTTGCGATGGCACGTAACACATTGTCGTGACGCTTGCCAAAGAACTCTGCGATCGCAATAGACGTAGTGACAGCGCGACCATTTTCGATGGTTACGTCAGGGTGAGAAAGGGCAGGGATAGTAGCCATGATGGCATCCTCGAGTGATAAGTTAATTAACTCACCACCGAGGTTTTCCACGACCATAAGGGTGGTGAGACGTACAGGGGTGGAAATACCGGTCACTCGAGAACCCGGCCAGTCTTGCGACTGCCCTGCACATCCCACCATAATTTGAATGGAGCTGTGCATTACGCATAAAAAAACCGCTTCAGCGCGGCTATGCGCTCGAGTAACGTTCGGGTTTCCACGCCCGGCACCCGTTTTATAAGGTGCAGGTGCACTATAATTCCACCCGTTCTGGTTTTCAATAGCTACATTCAACATTTTCTCTTTCCTTTCATCACCGAAGTGAACTTTGTTGATGCGGTGCCTGGTGCCTCCAGGTGACGTTAACCAGTTAACAATTAACGCCGGATACAGGGAAACCCATAACCACCCGATACGGGGGAACTAATCGCTTTTTAACTGTGCCGCGTGCGCTGAGCCGCATTCACCGCATCACAAAATTCACTTTAAAAAGGGCGGACATCAGCCAGCAATTAAACCGATGCCGCCAACTGGTACTTCACACAGCAATGTCGTTATTTACAACCGGAGGCGCACTCCCACCATTTAAATTTAACAGACAAGACCGGTGATGCTGCCAACTTACTGATTTAGTGTATGATGGTGTTTTTGAGGTGCTCCAGTGGCTTCTGTTTCTATCAGCTGTCCCTCCTGTTCAGCTACTGACGGGGTGGTGCGTAACGGCAAAAGCACTGCCGGACATCAGCGCTATCTCTGCTCTCACTGCCGTAAAACATGGCAACTGCAGTTCACTTACACCGCTTCTCAACCCGGTACGCACCAGAAAATCATTGATATGGCCATGAATGGCGTTGGATGCCGGGCAACTGCACGCATTATGGGCGTTGGCCTCAACACGATTTTACGTCACTTAAAAAACTCAGGCCGCAGTCGGTAACCTCGCGCATACAGCCGGGCAGTGACGTCATCGTCTGCGCGGAAATGGACGAACAGTGGGGCTATGTCGGGGCTAAATCGCGCCAGCGCTGGCTGTTTTACGCGTATGACAGTCTCCGGAAGACGGTTGTTGCGCACGTATTCGGTGAACGCACTATGGCGACGCTGGGGCGTCTTATGAGCCTGCTGTCACCCTTTGACGTGGTGATATGGATGACGGATGGCTGGCCGCTGTATGAATCCCGCCTGAAGGGAAAGCTGCACGTAATCAGCAAGCGATATACGCAGCGAATTGAGCGGCATAACCTTTTAGGACAATGGGTTACCGCCGCCAGAAAAGGGCTCGGTACTCCTGGTTCCCGCACGGTGGCTGAACTGGAATCTGAAATTCTGCAACTGCGTAAGGCGTTAAATGAAGCTCGCCTTGAGCGAGATATATTAAAAAAAGCAACAGCGTATTTTGCACAGGAGTCGCTGAAAAATACGCGTTAATCGAACAATGGCGACAACAATTTCCCATTGAAGCGATGTGTCAGGTATTTGGTGTATCCAGGAGCGGTTATTACAACTGGGTACAGCATGAACCCTCAGACAGAAAACAAAGTGATGAGCGGCTAAAACTGGAGATTAAGGTGGCACATATCCGCACTCGCGAAACATATGGAACCCGGCGGCTCCAGACGGAGCTGGCAGAGAATGGCATCATCGTTGGTCGTGACCGACTGGCACGTCTTCGTAAGGAGCTAAGGCTACGCTGTAAGCAGAAACGCAAGTTCAGAGCGACTACGAACTCGAACCACAATCTGCCAGTTGCGCCAAATCTGCTGAACCAGACGTTCGCTCCTACAGCACCAAATCAGGTCTGGGTGGCGGACCTGACGTATGTTGCCACACAGGAGGGATGGTTGTACCTCGCTGGCATCAAAGATGTTTATACGTGCGAAATTGTCGGCTACGCCATGGGAGAGCGCATGACAAAAGAGCTGACAGGTAAAGCCCTGTTTATGGCGCTCAGGAGCCAGCGCCCACCTGCCGGGCTAATCCACCACTCTGATCGAGGTTCACAGTACTGCGCATACGATTACCGGGTCATACAGGAGCAGTCTGGTCTGAAAACATCAATGTCGCGTAAAGGTAACTGTTACGACAACGCTCCGATGGAAAGCTTCTGGGGAACGCTGAAAAATGAGAGCCTGAGCCACTATCGTTTTAATAACCGGGATGAAGCCATCTCAGTAATACGGGAATACATTGAGATTTTCTACAATCGTCAGCGTCGTCACTCTCGTCTGGGGAATATCTCCCCGGCAGCCTTCAGGGAAAAATATCATCAGATGGCTGCTTAAAAAAAGAACAAATGGTAGTGTCCGCTATTGCCAGTACACCTCANAGGTGCAGGTGCACTATAATTCCACCCGTTCTGGTTTTCAATAGCTACATTCAACATTTTCTCTTTCCTTTCATCACCGAAGTGAACTTTGTTGATGCGGTGCCTGGTGCCTCCAGGTGACGTTAACCAGTTAACAATTAACGCCGGATACAGGGAAACCCATAACCACCCGATACGGGGGAACTAATCGCTTTTTAACTGTGCCGCGTGCGCTGAGCCGCATTCACCGCATCACAAAATTCACTTTAAAAAGGGCGGACATCAGCCAGCAATGAAACTGATGCCGCCAAAGGTACCAATCAACATGGAGTGTTGTGGCGTGGTTGTCACTTAAGCGTATGGTCAACCTGACAACCCGGTGTCCTCAACGGGGAAGGAATAACTCCGCCATACTTACCGCCGCGTCATTTCGCGTTGTGTGCCTGCTTTTAACCACGTCAGGCGAGGTGGTATCCTTCTTATCCCGAATAACCAAGAAGGAAATCTATATGACTAAAGAAGAATTTGTCTCTTATATTTTTGATAAAACGGTTGAAATGTATGCCGCTACTTACGGGTCCTGTAATCCTCTGAATAAACCAGAGGGAAAAGATGATTTCGACAAAATTTACCGCTTCTTGGAGGACCGCTATATCAAAAGCTTAGAGGACGCAGGGATCAAATCCCCAGTGAAGTCACCATTGTCCTGAGAACTTGCAGAACGTCATGATCATAACTTCCATCCAAACCGCGACGGCGAATTGCTTCTCGTATTACCGGAAGCAGTTCGCTGGAAATCTCGGTGCATATTTCACCTGATAATACGCTTGGCTCAAGTGAGAATATTGGTGAACTTACGGTCTTGGTCTCGACAGTTTCAGAGTCAGTGCCAACATTATAAAGCTCAACGAAAGCGGTCTTGATTTTCCGGGCCAGATCTTTTGCTGGCTCGCTTGCAATATCTTTCCCGATTTCTCGCAGCACAGAATGCAATGTATGAGCTGCTGTTTTCTGTACATCAGACGGTAAATCTTTAAATTCCATCGTCAGCCTCATCAGTCAGTGTTTCTGGCTAACCAGCAACGCGCGCCAGATTCGGTTTTAAACGTTTTGCTTTTGGTATACGTCATGGCGGTAAACGTTCCATCCTGGTTAGGGAACACGCCGCACACCAGAGATTCGTTGTTGCCAAGATCGATAGTATCCATGCTGACCTCATTTCCCCTTAACGCCGGGGTGGCGGAACAAAAAACCTGCTGCATAGTTAAAGATTGAACCCTGCCGTCATGTTCTTACGCCTCGGGCTGGCTACTTAACCCCTGACCACTGTCTGGTAACTCGAAGTATTGCCCTGCATTCTGTGGGGCGGGGTGGGTTGACGCCTGAAACAATAGCATCATTATTTTTTGATGTAAATAGCATCGCTATTGTTTTTGTTGGGGCAAGAAAAAACCACCCTAAGGTGGTTCTGTCGGCGGGAATAATTAACTGTTTTTGCCTGGATACTGTCTTCGAGAATGCACAATATTTACTACTTCTATGCTTGATGCTGTTACTCGGTAAAGGATGATGTAGTTAGGATGAGTTACAATTTCACGAAGACCAAGAACTCGCTCGCTTGGAGGATACAGGTAAGGATGCTCTGTGAGCGGCAAAACGGATGTTTCAATTCGAATTTTCATTCTGCGTGCTGCCGCGGGATTTTCTTTAGCTATGTAGGCTACGATCTGGCGCAAATCATCACGAGCAGATGGTAGCCATAAAACGGGTAACATTATTCACCTCTGTGAGTTGCAGCAGCAATTTGGGCAATAATTTGTTCCATTTCCGCCATTACCTCATCATGCGGAATCGCCGGGCGGGGATCCGCGAGGCTTGCTGCTACTTTGGCCCGCAGCCATTCGTTGTAACTATTTTCTTGCTCAACTGTCTCAAATTCTGAAACCATTGGGGAAAGGACTGTACTCATTTTACATATCTCCTCTGATTTAGGCGCGACGGCCTTTTTGTGCAGCTAACCACCGCGCAACCGTACGATCCATTGATTCTTTTTTATCTTTCATCTCCTGAAGCATGTGTTCTTGATCTTCTTTCGGAAAAGCTCTGAACGTATGGATTAAATCTCGTTCCATCGGCTCTACGGCAAACGGTAGTTCATCCTCTGTTTGTTCTGTGTCTGCTGGTAATGCGACTATGTTATCTTGCTGTGGTTCTCGACAATACATCCTTGCAATTTGCAGCAAATCTACCATGTCTGGCCTGATTGACTCAGGGGGAACTTTCAGTAAGCCAGCAAACTTTAGTACAGCCTCAAGGTTTAGTGGGGTTTGACCATTTAGGTAGTGACTTACCGCCCCTTGTGTTGAAAACCCCATAATTTCCGCCGCACGTTCCTGAGTCAATCCCAACTGAGATTTCTTTGCCATCCAGATTTCTTTCAGTCTTCTGGCGGCGTTGAGGTCGGTGTCTGACAATGATTTTCTTTTCATACATCCAATTCTAATAAGATTGCTAATCACTTTGAAATAGCATCACTATTTACTTTTAAAAATAACAGTGCTATTAATTATGCATTGGTAACACATCACATAGGGCGGATTATGAATCTTGGAGAATATTTGCATCATTTTCATATAACCCAGAGTTCATTTGCTGAGATTGTTGGCGCATCCCAAGGGATGGTCAGCCACGTTATAACGGGGCGTGCAAAACTTACAGGAGAAAAAATATTACGTTGGTGTGAAGCAACGGGATGGGTGGTGACCCCACATGAGATTGACAGTAAAACCTACCCCAACCCAACTGACGGCTTGCCTGCTGAGTTTCAGGCTAACACACAACCATCGGCGGGGGTTGATTCATGAAAATCAAGCATGAACACATCCGCATGGCGATGAAAGCCTGGGCGCATCCGGACGGTGAAAAAGTTCCGGCAGCTGAAATAACCAGGGTTTATTTCGAACTGGGAATGACGTTTCCGGTTCTGCATAACGACAGCAAGCACAACACGCTTTATCTCAACACCCAAAAGATTTTCCGTTGGCTGGATAAAGACACCCCTGACGCTGTTGAAAAAATTCAGGCGTTGTTACCTGCGATCGAAAGGGCAATGCCACCTCCGCTGGTGGCTCGAATGCGCAGCCACAGTTCAGCTTATTTTCGGGAACTGGTGGAGACGCATGAACGACTGGTGAGAGACGCTGATGATTTTGTCGCAGTGGCAATCGCCGGTTTCAATCAGATGAACCGTGGTGGCCCGGCAGGAAATGCTGTGGCAGTACATTGACTGACAATAGCCATATCGAATCGCTCCCGGCAACTCGTGAGTAAAAAGATTCGGTATCAGAAGAGGTGAGTATGGCTAACGCCTGGCTCAGATTATGGCATGACATGCCAAATGACCCTAAGTGGCGAACAATTGCCAGGGTGTCAGGGCAGCCAATTGCAACAGTGATGGCAGTGTATATCCACCTCCTGGTGAGCGCGTCACGAAATGTCACGCGAGGTCACATTGATGTCACGACAGAAGATTTGGCAAGTGCGCTCGACGTGACAGAAGAGGTAATTGATTCAATTTTGCAGACGATGCAGGGGCGGGTACTTGATGGTGATTTAATCACTGGATGGGAAAAACGCCAGGTGCTTAAAGAGGACAACGGCAATATTTCGCAAACCGCAAAATCTCCTGCAGAGCGCAAGAGGGCGCAGCGAGAGAGGGAAAGAAAGCGGGAACAAAATGGCGATTGTCACGGCGCGTCACGAAATGTCACGCACATGTCACGACGAGTCACGACAGATACAGATAAAGATACAGATAAAGAAGATCAAAACACTATGGTCCATGGCGTAAAAAACGCCACGAACCAGGCAGGGGATGTTCAGACCGTCAATCCTGGTCAGCCAGCAGGCTCGACACCGGAAGCCGATTCGGGCGCTGTGCAGCAGGTGATGACCGCAAGGCCGGAGCAATCACTCCAACTGCAGCAGCCTGAAGCCGATTCCGCCATTCAGCGGGAAGCCGATCGGGTAGCCCCGGAAAACACCGGGCAGCCTGTGGGACGAGTGGATTATCCGGATGTGTTCGAACAGGTCTGGCGGGAATACCCGTTGCGTGCCGGGGCAAACCCGAAGAAATCCGCATTCAGTGCCTGGAAGGCCAGATTGCGCGAGGGGGTGCCACCAGAGACCATGCTGGATGGTGTGAGGCGTTACGCGAGATACCTGGCGGCGACCGGGAAAGCGGGAACGGAATTTGTTCAGCGAGCGACGACGTTTTTTGGGCCGGACCGGAATTTTGAAAACCCCTGGTTGCTCCCGGTAAGCGGCACGAACAACCAGCGTTGTGTGAATCATATTTCTGAACCGGATACCGAAATTCCGCCGGGATTCAGGGGGTGATGTGGCATGAAAAACATTGCGGCAGCCGGGGTTCTTGAACGTATTCACAGACTTGCACCACAGGGGGCGGTTCCACCGTACCGGACGGTGGAGGAGTGGCGGGAATGGCAACTTGCTGAAGGACGAAAACGCAGCGAGGAGATTAACCGCCAGAATCGCCAGTTGCGGGTGGAAAAAATCCTGAATCGTTCGGGCATCCAGCCTCTGCACAGCAAATGCTCGTTTGCGAATTATCAGGTGCAGAACGACGGGCAAAAATACGCGCTGAGCCAGGCCAAATCCATAGCTGACGAACTGATGACCGGGTGCACGAATTTTGTGTTCAGCGGTAAAACCGGCACCGGGAAAAATCACCTTGCAGCGGCGATGGGTAACTGGCTGATGGCGAAGGGGCGCAGCGTGATTATCGTCACCGTGTCTGATGTCATGAGCGTGTTGCATGACAGCTACGACAACGGCAAATCCGGTGAAAAATTTTTACAGGAGCTTTGCGGGGTTGATTTGCTGGTCCTGGATGAAATAGGCATTCAGCGGGAGACGAAAAACGAGCAGGTGGTATTGCACCAGATAATTGATCGCCGGACAGCATCACTGTGCAGTGTCGGGATGTTAACAAACCTGAATCATGCCGCAATGAGTACGCTTCTTGGTGAGAGGATTATGGACCGCATGACCATGAACGGTGGTCGATGGGTGACGTTTAACTGGGATAGCTGGCGTTCAAATGTCAGCTTTCCGGGAGTTGTGAAGTAATTTTTGTTGNACCATGACAGCGTTCTGTACTTCAGGGGCCAGCTTGTCAAAAGTGACGTTCATCGGATCTGATTCAGTCTCAACCGGGACAAAGGAAGCAGACTCCTCATCCCAGCGGTTTTCCTGCATATATTCAGCATCCCAGGAATCGAGGGCAGGGCGGGGTATACCGGGTTTATCCTCGCAAACAAGAAATTTATAAGCGCAGTCCTGAGCTGCAGGGAATTGCTCCAGAAATTGCCAATGAAATTTTGCGCGTGCGCGACGCTCATCACCGGCTTCAATGGCAGTGGCCACCGCAACAGCGCTATCTTCTTTTATGGCCTGTTCATCAGGAATAGCAGCGCAAATAAAGACCTTACTCATTTTGTTTTAACCTCATTACAGATTTCAGGGTGAACGAATCCCTGCCATTGCTGGCATTTTTAATCCGTTGGTATGGTGTTAATATGGCTGGAAGGTTATCCAGCCGGTGTTTCGTTATTCAGGTACAGCGATACTTTTTTTAGCGGGAGGCATTCACCAGAAATTTTTTGCTCGTCTCTTGCCTGGAGGCAGGATTCTTTACTTGCATAAATTCCGGTAATCACATTCTGTGATTCACCCGTTATAAGAAAAACCGTCATCATCAGTGCAAATGCTGAAGTCATTGACGTTCTCCGAAAATACCAAGTTCAAGAAGAGCAATTCGGGAAAGTATGGAATTATCATTGAGCAGATAAGGCTCATATTTCCTCATATTAATGGCATCTTCAGTAAACTCCCGGTTACTGAGCAGAACACCAATATCAAAACAACCTTCAGACGTATTAACGTTTGGTAATAACGTTTCCATTATCGCGTCCTCAACAATGAATTTTGTGATGCAGTGCCTGGTGCCTCCAGGTGACGTTAACCAGTTAACAATTAACGCCGGGTTAGTTGATGCTCGTTACGCCCGTAAAATACCGCCTTACTGCTTTAACTGTTCCGCGTGCGCATAGCCGCATTCACCGCATCACAAAATTCACTTTAAAAAGGGCGGCAGAGCAGTCACGGAGTAAAACTGATACCGCCAAATGTCACCAGAAAATTGATAACAGAGGGCGTTGTAGCGGGGTTGTCACTTAAGCGTATGGTCAACCTGACAACCCGGTGCATTTTCTGGAGCAATGGAGGAAACCCCAGCCATACTTACCGCCGCGCCATTTCGCGGAGTGCCACAACCGGAAGCGCACGGTCGAACTAAATTTAACGACACCGTACAGAGAGACCAATTTCGCCGTGCGCTTTCGCGTTATGCCCTGACTTTTCAGGGACATATCCTTTCAGTAAGCTGTCAGTGCCGGATGCTCACCCGTGTCCGGCGCACGCACTCCACCTGACCCGTGGAGAACTCCTTAATTACCAACCCTCAGGAGGGTGAAATGGATAAAAAGCAAATTGAGGCCCTGCAATCTATTATTGAAGAACAAGATGAAGCTATCAGGATTCTTTCATATCGCACTGATATGATACTAAATATGCTTTCTGCATTAACGGCTGCGCTTGGTGGTACAAAAACAAACGTATACCGCGAAGTTGTTATTCAACAGATAGATAAATTTGAAAAAACCATACCAGGTATTAATGCTCATCTTGCAGAACAAGAGAAAGACCATGCTCTTATGGCAATTTCTTCAGTAGCTCTCCCGAAAGTTGAGTAGTTTTAATTGTTGTTTTGAAATAATCACTGCTTTCACATTTGAGTGATTTCATGGCAATCCAAATGCGGGCCTCTGTGCCTGCATTTGGTTCCAGTTGCTGTAGACGTTTTGCGTCTTCCAAAAGTAAGGCGATAATGTGTTTCAGCTTCTCATCATTTGCTTGATTCTTGTTTTCAGGCGAATTCTGTCCGCCGAATAGGCGCTTCTCTTCATACAGACCTATAAAGGCACGACGCACGTTACCGGATATAGTATCGATGGTTTCCTTTTCTACGGTACTCAGGTCAAGAGTCGCCAGTTGAGAGCGAACCACATTCGATGCCATTTCCTGGAATGGTACTGGTAAATCTTTAAATTCCATCGTCAACCTCATCAGTCAGTGTTTCTGGTTAACCAGCGACGCGCGCCAGCTTCAGTTTTAAACGTTTTGCTTCTGGTATACGTCATCGCGGTGAACGTACCGTCCTGGTTGGGGAACACGCCACATACCAGAGATTCGCTGTTGCCAAGATCGATAGTATCCATGCTGACCTCATTTCCCCTTAACGCCGGGGTAGCGGAACAAAAACCTGCTGCATAGTTATTAAAGTTGAACCCTGCCGTCATGTTCTTACGCCTCGGGCTGGCTACTTAACCCCTGACCACTGCCTGGTAACTCGAAGTATTGCCCTGCATTCTGTGGGGCGGGGTGGGTTGGTATGAAAAGAAGGATACCCATAGGTATTTAAAAAGTAAATACCCATGGGTAAATTTTTGCGGTGTCTTAACTGGTGACTAGTTGTTTGGTGAGCTATGATGCGTTTTGTGCTTTCTTTTTACGGATTTCTTCGTAGATCATATTGTAATACTGTTTTTTCTCTTCAAGAGTTTTTAATAATTTATCCGCTTCACTTTCTGGCAGTTCGTCTAAGAGATCTAAAAAAATACGTTGTCGTGGCGTTAGAACCCTTGTTTCATAACTGGAGGCTGTGTTCGTTGATGATGAAACGATACCATCCATCCATCCCCGGGGTAACCCAAAGGACTCTTCGATAATCTCCACCATATCATCAGCGATCCGTTTTTTTCCCTTTTTCCCCTCTGGGTACAACATTCTTGATACATAAGAAGGCTCGCGCCCGATCTTTCTGGCCACGTTAACCGCTTTACCATCGCATTTCTCATCACGAATTTTGATGAGTTGCTGTCGTCTAAATTCATATTTGTCCATAGGTAAATAATAGATGCGATTACCGCAAGGTAAACAACCTGTGGGTATTGACATTTGTTTACCTGTGGGTATTCTTTGCTGTGTTTACTAAGGAGTAGCTATGGAAGAATTAAGAATATTTCTCAATTCTCTTTCGTCAGATGAACAGCGTATGTTTGCATGCGAGTGTGGTACCAGCATCGGTTATCTAAGAAAGGCATTGAGTAAAGGTCAAGTGTTAGGGGCATCGTTATGTGTCCTTATTGAGCGAGCCAGTAATGGTGAAGTTACACGTCAGCAACTAAGGCCTTTTGATTGGATGAATATTTGGCCCGAGCTGGAAGATACCAAAACGTTAACACAACCACTTTCTAGGAGCTTGATTCATGAAAATCAAGCATGAACACATCCGCATGGCGATGAATGCCTGGGCGCGTCCTGATGGCGAAAAAGTTCCAGCAGCTGGAATAACCCAGGCTTATTTTGAGTTGGGTATGACGTTCCCAGAACTGTATGACGACAGCCATCCGGAAGCCCTGGCTCGCAATACCCAGAAAATTTTCCGCTGGGTAGAGAAAGACACCCCTGATGCTGTTGAAAAAATGCAGGCTCTGTTACCGGCGATCGAAAAGGCGATGCCGCCTTTGCTGGTGGCCCGTATGCGCAGCCACAGTTCTGAATATTACCGTGAGATCGTCGAACGGAGGGATCGGCTGGTGAAGGATGTCGATGATTTTGTTGCGTCAGCGGTTGTTTTGTATGACCAGATGAATCGCGGCGGCCCGGCAGGGAATGCTGTGGTGATGCACTAAAAGCACGGTGTTCGGGGGTTTTATGAGCAGCAAGCTTCATGGTCTTGTCTGGGAAGGGTGCGCCTTCACCGGCATGATCTTATCCAGGGTGGCGGTTATGGCCCGTCTTGCAGACTACAGCAATGACGAGGGCGTGTCATGGCCTGCCATTGAAACTATCCGGCGTCAGATCGGTGCAAGAAGTGAATCCACAGTGAAATCGGCTATTGCAGAACTGGCGAAAGAGGGCTGGCTGACGAAGGAAGAGCGTAAGGTCGGTGGGCGTAATGTAAGCAATATCTATCGGCTTAATGTGGAAAAACTCGAAGCAGCTGCGGCGGCGGCGCGTGAGTCATATAAACCGAAAAGAAAAATTAGCCCGGCAAAAAATGACCCGTTAACAGTTGACCCGTCAAATATTGACCCCTCAACGGTTGACCCGTCAAATTTTGATGGATCAACTGTTGATAAAAAACTGCCGATTAGGGGGGCGATGATTGACCCCGATCCGTCAGTATTAAAACCTGATCCGTCAGATAAAAGATCTTCTTGTCCGGACGCTTCGCAACCGGACCCGCAGACGGCTGAACAGGATTTTTTAACCCGACACCCTGACGCGGTTGTGTTCAGTGCGAAAAAACGCCAGTGGGGAAGTCAGGAAGATTTGGTGTGCGCACAGTGGATCTGGGGACGAATCGTGAGTCTTTACGAGCAGGCGGCCAGCTATGATGGCGAGATCACTAGACCGAAAGAACCCAACTGGACAGCATGGGCCAATGACGTTCGCACAATGCGGATGCTGGATGGCAGAACTCACAGACAAATTTGTGAAATGTTTGGGCGTCTCCAGCGGGATTCGTTCTGGGTAAAAAACATCATGAGTCCGGCAAAACTCCGGGAAAAATGGGATGAACTGGTTATCCGCCTGGGGCGTTCGCCTGCGCAGCGTTGCGTGAATCACATTTCTGAACCGGACACTGAAATACCGCCGGGATTCAGGGGGTGACGTGTCATGAAAAACATTGCGGCAGTTGGGGTTCTTGAACGTATTCGCAGACTTGCACCACAGGGGTCGGTTCCACCGTACCGGACGGTGGAGGAGTGGCGGGAATGGCAACTTGCTGAAGGACGAAAACGCAGCGAGGAGATTAACCGCCAGAATCGCCAGTTGCGGGTGGAAAAAATCCTGAATCGTTCGGGCATCCAGCCTCTGCACAGCAAATGCTCGTTTGCAAATTATCAGGTGCAGAACGACGGGCAAAAATACGCGCTGAGCCAGGCCAAATCCATAGCTGACGAACTGATGACCGGGTGCACGAATTTTGTGTTCAGCGGTAAAACCGGCACCGGGAAAAATCACCTTGCAGCGGCGATGGGCAACCGGCTGATGGTGAAGGGGCGCAGCGTGATTATCGTCACCGTGTCTGACGTCATGAGCGTGTTGCATGACAGCTACGACAACGGCAAATCCGGTGAAAAATTTTTACAGGAGCTTTGCGGGGTTGATTTGCTGGTCCTGGATGAAATAGGCGTTCAGCGGGAGACGAAAAACGAGCAGGTGGTATTGCACCAGATAATTGATCGCCGGACAGCATCACTGTGCAGTGTCGGGATGTTAACAAACCTGAATCATGCCGCAATGAGTACGCTTCTTGGTGAGAGGATTATGGACCGCATGACCATGAACGGTGGTCGATGGGTGACGTTTAACTGGGATAGCTGGCGTCCAAATGTCAGCAATATGAGGGTTGTGAAGTAATTTTGTCCGGAGGAAATTTTAATGGAAACCGTATCTGACGCACTGAAAGCACTGAAAAAAGCCTCTTCACATGTGGTGGCAGCTCGCCTTGGAATCAGTCGTGAAGAGGCTGTCAACGAGCTGTGGGAACTCAAAAGAAAAGGCGTCGTTGATAAAACTGGTCACACCTGGTTTCTGGCTGGCGAAGGTGAATCCCGGGTAACCGAAGAGCGGCCAGTAAAATCTGAAGCACAGGATATGCTGACCGGGGAGGTCGAACAAAAAGTTACCGCAGACATGATGATTGAGTTTATCGGTCAGGATGGGGCTAAAACGTGTGAGGAACTGGCGGGTAAGTTCGGTGTCAGTACTCGCAAGGTTGCTTCCACGCTGGCGGTGGTAACCGCAACGGGGCGGCTGGCACGCGTTAATCAGAACGGTAAATTTCGTTACTGCATGCCGGGCGATAATTTACCAGCAGAGCCGAAAGCCGCGCTGGTAACGGAAAGTGATGGTAAGGCCTTTCCTCAGCCAGCAGGTGCTGCGTTACCAGTCCGGGAAGCCGCAACACAGGAAGAAATTAAAACAGAAACTGTGGCGGACATTGTGCAGCCGTTGCCATCGTTTACCGAAACGCAAGCAGATGAGCTGATTTTTCCGTCCCTTCGCAGGGCAAACCTGGCGCTGCGCAGGGCGAAAAGTGATGTTCAGAAGTGGGAGCGAGTCTGCGCCGCGCTGCGGGAGCTGAACAAGCACCGGGATATTGTTCGACAGATTACTGATTCTTCCCGCCGTGTTGTATCGGAAAAGTGATTGCCGGAGGCGCTTATGGCAAAAGTATTTACACAAGAAGAGCGGGAAAAAATTAAAGGGCAGGTTGTTGAACTTGTACGTCTGAGCGGTCGCGAGACGTTGCGGCAACTGGAAGCCAAGACAGGTGCGACAAGATATCTGATGAGTGTTCTCGCCAGAGAGCTGGTTGCCAGTGGCGATGTATACAACTCTGGTTACGGGTTATTCCCGTCTGAACAGGCGCGTAAGGACTGGCAAAATGCTCGCAAAAAACTCTCAAGGGCAAAGGTGAAGAAACCTGCAGTGGTTGATCCGGACCTTATCTGGTCGTTACCAGACGGCGAAATACGCCGCTACGACAGGCGCCTGAATATAATCTGTCGCGAGTGCCGGAAGAGCGAAGCTATGCAGCGTGTACTGGCATTTTATCAAGGAAATGTTAGGTATTTTAGACGTTACTAGATTAAAGAGCATTAGTTCAGATGTGAATTGACATTTTCATGGCGCAGGGTAGAGCCAGCGTGGTTGTCCGCTTTGCGTCAAAACCAGATATTACCAGATTTAGACATATATTCCCGATAGCCCTGCTCTGATGCTACACTCTGTGCTATTTTCATGACCCCAATAAAAATATTTATGACTATTGCTGATTTCAAACGGCCTAAATTGGAGCTCCCAAACGGGGCAAACAAACTACTACTGCACTCTTGCTGTGCTCCATGTTCCGGTGAAGTGATGGAGGCGCTTCAGGCCTCGGGAATCGACTACACCATCTTTTTCTACAACCCGAACATTCATCCTCAGAAAGAGTATTTAATTCGTAAGGATGAAAATATTCGCTTTGCTGAACAACACGGCGTGCCGTTTATCGATGCTGATTACGACACCGACAACTGGTTTGAACGTGCCAAAGGAATGGAATGGGAGCCTGAGAGGGGGATCCGTTGTACCATGTGTTTTGACATGCGTTTTGAGCGGACAGCGTTGTACGCTGCTGAAAATGGTTTCAGTGTGATCAGCAGTTCACTGGGCATTTCACGCTGGAAAAATATGCAGCAGGTTAACGACTGTGGGCGGCGAGCCGTCGCGCATTATCCGGGCATGGTGTACTGGGATTATAACTGGCGCAAGCAGGGCGGCTCGTCCCGTATGATTGAAATCAGCAAGCGCGAAAAATTCTATCAGCAGGAATATTGTGGCTGTGTGTATTCTCTGCGCGATACCAATCTACACCGCAAATCTCAGGGACGCCCTCTTATCAAAATTGGTCAACTCCACTACGGTAAAGAAGAGAAGGAGTGATTTTATGGGGCACCTTTCTGATTGATTTCATATTGGCGAGGTAAGTAGAATGACTGCGGGTGCTTGAGGCTATCTGCTTCAGGCATGAACACCAAAAGGCAGATAGAGAAAAGCCCCAGTTAACATTACGCGTCCGGCAAGACGCTTAACATTAATCTGAGGCCAATTTCATGCTTTGCACATGTAGGTTAGCCTCTTACATGCCGAAAGGCAAGGAGAAGCAGGCTATGAAGCAGCAAAAGGCGATGTTAATCGCCCTGATCGTCATCTGTTTAACCGTCATAGTGACGGCACTGGTAACGAGGAAAGACCTCTGTGAGGTACGAATCCGAACCGGCCAGACGGAGGTCGCTGTCTTCGTAGACTACGAATCCAGGAAGTAAGAGTGACCGGGCGGGGAGCTGATCCCATCCCCGCCCACCTCTGATGTGTCAGGCATCCTCAACGCACCCGCACTTAACCCGCCCATCGCTGTGATCTCTCAGCGTTTCGGCGGGTTTTTTGTTGTTTATTTCCGGTGAATTTGATTCGCGCACCTTCGCAGATAGAATCGACTCACTTAAGTAGCGCGCAGGGAGAAGAGGGATGGACCCCGAACAGGGGAGAGCTATTTATCTGGAAGGATTCTGAAGATGAAAATCGAAGAATTGCGTGAAATTTTTAGTGAAAATGGCCTCTATGCTGTGCGCGTTGAGAATGGAGCGATTGTCAGCCATTGCCGCATTAGATGTTTGCAATCTCAACAAAGGAAGAGCGGTGCTGTGTTATTTTATTTTTGTAATGGACTTCTGACGGACGGTTTTATTTTGCGTGAGGACGAATTTGTCACATCATTACGGGTTTTGAAAGAGATTGGTTTTAAGGCTGGTTTTCTGCTTTTGCTGAAGAATAAACTCATCTACAATCTTGAGCAGGATTGAACTCCTGCTGTGTAACACCGTGCCACCGGAGAAAGCCGATGGCACATATACAACTGGTCAAACAAACCTCTTCCGGATTACTTCTCCCGGCGACGCCGGAGAGTTGCGATTTTCTGCATCAAATCAAAATAGGTGAGTGGATACACGCAGACTTTAAGCGTGTGTGTAACTACGCATTCCACAAGCGTTTTTTCAAACTCCTGCAACTGGGTTTCGATTACTGGACTCCGGTCGGTGGGGCGATCACGCCTCGCGAACGAAAACTGGTGTCCGGTTTCGTTGATTACCTGTGTGAATCAGTAGGCCGGGAACATACGCCAGCTCTGAGCGAAGCCGCAGAGCAATATCTGAATACAGTTGCGACACGCAGAACCAGTGATACGGCATTGCTAAAGTCGTTTGAGGCTTTCCGCGAGTGGGTAGCCATTCAGGCCGGATTTTACACCGAGCATTTTTATCCGGACGGTAGCCGTGGGTGTCGGGCGAAATCTATCGCGTTTGCGAATATGGACGAAACCGAGTTTCAGCAGGTTTATAAATCTGTTCTGAATGTGCTGTGGAACTGGATTCTGTTCCGTAAATTTTCCTCTCCGGAACAAGTCGAAAATGTGGCCGCGCAGCTGCTGGAGTTTGCGTAATGGTGGATTTACGTAAAGCGGCGCGGGGGCAGATGTGCACCGTCAGAATTCCTGGCTACTGCAATCACGATCCGGAAACGTCTGTGCTGGCGCATTACCGACTGGCGGGAACGTGCGGAACAGCGATAAAGCCACACGATATGCAGGCAGCGATTGCCTGTAGCTCGTGCCACGATTTAATCGACGGGCGGGTAAAAACCAGCGATTACACCAAAGAAGAATTACGCCTGATGCATGCAGAAGGTGTTTTTCGCACACAAGAAATCTGGAGAAAGGAGGGATATTTATGATTTACCCAACGAATACAGGAAAAAGCGGAGAACACCTTCGTCTCACCACGCTGGAAAGTGTCTGGATTCAGGGAAAACTACGTATGTGGGGGCGCTGGTCGTATATTGGTGGCGGTAAGACGGGGAATATGTTTAACCTGATGTTGACCTCTAAAAAGCTGACAAAAACGGCAATTAACGAGGCGCTCCGGAGGATGAAAAAAGCAGGTCTGAACAAGTCTGAACTTGCTGCCGCCATGAAGCAGATTAAAGAACTCCAGCGCCTGCTCGGCAAGAAAACGATGGAAAATGAACTCCTCAAAGAAGCCGTTGAATATGGACGGGCAAAAAAGTGGATAGCGCACGCGCCCTTATTGCCCGGGGATGGGGAGTAAGCTTAGTCAGCCGTTGTCTCCGGGTGTCGCGTGCGCAGTTGCACGTCATTCTCAGACGAACCGATGACTGGATGGATGGCCGCCGCAGTCGTCACACTGATGATACGGATGTGCTTCTCCGTATACACCATGTTATCGGAGAGCTGCCCACGTATGGTTATCGTCGGGTATGGGCGCTGCTTCGCAGACAGGCAGAACTTGATGGTATGCCTGCGATCAATGCCAAACGTGTTTACCGGATCATGCGCCAGAATGCGCTGTTGCTTGAGCGAAAACCTGCTGTACCGCCATCGAAACGGGCACATACAGGCAGAGTGGCCGTGAAAGAAAGCAATCAGCGATGGTGCTCTGACGGGTTCGAGTTCTGCTGTGATAACGGAGAGAGACTGCGTGTCACGTTCGCGCTGGACTGCTGTGATCGTGAGGCACTGCACTGGGCGGTGACTACCGGCGGCTTCAACAGTGAAACAGTACAGGACGTCATGCTGGGAGCGGTGGAACGCCGCTTCGGCAACGATCTTCCGTCGTCTCCAGTGGAGTGGCTGACGGATAATGGTTCATGCTACCGGGCTAATGAAACACGCCAGTTCGCCCGGATGTTGGGACTTGAACCGAAGAACACGGCGGTGCGGAGTCCGGAGAGTAACGGAATAGCAGAGAGCTTCGTGAAAACGATAAAGCGTGACTACATCAGTATCATGCCCAAACCAGACGGGTTAACGGCAGCAAAGAACCTTGCAGAGGCGTTCGAGCATTATAACGAATGGCATCCGCATAGTGCGCTGGGTTATCGCTCGCCACGGGAATATCTGCGGCAGCGGGCTTGTAATGGGTTAAGTGATAACAGATGTCTGGAAATATAGGGGCAAATCCAACGGGCTGAACACCCATTCTACTGCGCCAGCGGAGAACTACGATGGCGCATATACAACTGATCAAACAAACCTCTTCCGGATTACTTCTCCCGGCGACGCCGGAGAGTTGCGATTTTCTGCATCAAATCAAAATAGGTGAGTGGATACACGCAGACTTTAAGCGTGTGTGTAACTACGCATTCCACAAGCGTTTTTTCAAACTCCTGCAACTGGGATTCGATTACTGGACTCCGGTCGGTGGGGCGATCACGCCTCGCGAACGAGAACTGCTGTCTGGTTTCGTTGATTACCTGTGCGAATCAGTAGGTCGGGAACATACGCCAGCTCTGAGCGAAGCCGCAGAGCAATATCTGAATACAGTTGCGACACGCAGAACCAGTGATACGGCATTGCTAAAGTCGTTTGAGGCTTTCCGCGAGTGGGTAGCCATTCAGGCCGGATTTTACACCGAGCATTTTTATCCGGACGGTAGCCGTGGGTGTCGGGCGAAATCTATCGCGTTTGCGAATATGGACGAAACCGAGTTTCAGCAGGTTTATAAATCTGTTCTGAATGTGCTGTGGAACTGGATTCTGTTCCGTAAATTTTCCTCTCCGGAACAAGTCGAAAATGTGGCCGCGCAGCTGCTGGAGTTTGCGTAATGGTGGATTTACGTAAAGCGGCGCGGGGGCAGATGTGCACCGTCAGAATTCCTGGCTACTGCAATCACGATCCGGAAACGTCTGTGCTGGCGCATTACCGACTGGCGGGAACGTGCGGAACAGCGATAAAGCCACACGATATGCAGGCAGCGATTGCCTGTAGCTCGTGCCACGATTTAATCGACGGGCGGGTAAAAACCAGCGATTACACCAAAGAAGAATTACGCCTGATGCATGCAGAAGGTGTTTTTCGCACACAAGAAATCTGGAGAAAGGAGGGATATTTATGATTTACCCAACGAATACAGGAAAAAGCGGAGAACACCTTCGTCTCACCACGCTGGAAAGTGTCTGGATTCAGGGAAAACTACGTATGTGGGGGCGCTGGTCGTATATTGGTGGCGGTAAGACGGGGAATATGTTTAACCTGATGTTGACCTCTAAAAAGCTGACAAAAACGGCAATTAACGAGGCGCTCCGGAGGATGAAAAAAGCAGGTCTGAACAAGTCTGAACTTGCTGCCGCCATGAAGCAGATTAAAGAACTCCAGCGCCTGCTCGGCAAGAAAACGATGGAAAATGAACTCCTCAAAGAAGCCGTTGAATATGGACGGGCAAAAAAGTGGATAANCGCACGCGCCCTTATTGCCCGGGGATGGGGAGTAAGCTTAGTCAGCCGTTGTCTCCGGGTGTCGCGTGCGCAGTTGCACGTCATTCTCAGACGAACCGATGACTGGATGGATGGCCGCCGCAGTCGTCACACTGATGATACGGATGTGCTTCTCCGTATACACCATGTTATCGGAGAGCTGCCCACGTATGGTTATCGTCGGGTATGGGCGCTGCTTCGCAGACAGGCAGAACTTGATGGTATGCCTGCGATCAATGCCAAACGTGTTTACCGGATCATGCGCCAGAATGCGCTGTTGCTTGAGCGAAAACCTGCTGTACCGCCATCGAAACGGGCACATACAGGCAGAGTGGCCGTGAAAGAAAGCAATCAGCGATGGTGCTCTGACGGGTTCGAGTTCTGCTGTGATAACGGAGAGAGACTGCGTGTCACGTTCGCGCTGGACTGCTGTGATCGTGAGGCACTGCACTGGGCGGTGACTACCGGCGGCTTCAACAGTGAAACAGTACAGGACGTCATGCTGGGAGCGGTGGAACGCCGCTTCGGCAACGATCTTCCGTCGTCTCCAGTGGAGTGGCTGACGGATAATGGTTCATGCTACCGGGCTAATGAAACACGCCAGTTCGCCCGGATGTTGGGACTTGAACCGAAGAACACGGCGGTGCGGAGTCCGGAGAGTAACGGAATAGCAGAGAGCTTCGTGAAAACGATAAAGCGTGACTACATCAGTATCATGCCCAAACCAGACGGGTTAACGGCAGCAAAGAACCTTGCAGAGGCGTTCGAGCATTATAACGAATGGCATCCGCATAGTGCGCTGGGTTATCGCTCGCCACGGGAATATCTGCGGCAGCGGGCTTGTAATGGGTTAAGTGATAACAGATGTCTGGAAATATAGGGGCAAATCCAACGGGCTGAACACCCATTCTACTGCGCCAGCGGAGAACTACGATGGCGCATATACAACTGATCAAACAAACCTCTTCCGGATTACTTCTCCCGGCGACGCCGGAGAGTTGCGATTTTCTGCATCAAATCAAAACAGGTGAGTGGATACACGCAGACTTTAAGCGTGTGCGTAACTACGCATTCCACAAGCGTTTTTTCAAACTCCTGCAACTGGGATTCGATTACTGGACTCCGGTCGGTGGGGCGATCACGCCTCGCGAACGAGAACTGCTGTCTGGTTTCGTTGATTACCTGTGCGAATCAGTAGGTCGGGAACATACGCCAGCTCTGAGCGAAGCCGCAGAGCAATATCTGAATACAGTTGCGACACGCAGAACCCGGGATACGGCATTGCTAAAGTCGTTTGAGGCTTTTCGCGAGTGGGTAACCATTCAGGCTGGATTTTACACCGAACATTTTTATCCGGACGGTAGCCGCGGGCGTCGGGCAAAATCCATCGCTTTTGCGAATATGGACGAAACCGAGTTTCAGCAGGTTTATAAATCTGTTCTGAATGTGCTGTGGAACTGGATTCTGTTCCGTAAATTTTCCTCTCCGGAACAAGTCGAAAATGTGGCCGCGCAGCTGCTGGAGTTTGCGTAATGGTGGATTTACGTAAAGCGGCGCGGGGGCAGATGTGCACCGTCAGAATTCCTGGCTACTGCAATCACGATCCGGAAACGTCTGTGCTGGCGCATTACCGACTGGCGGGAACGTGCGGAACAGCGATAAAGCCACACGATATGCAGGCAGCGATTGCCTGTAGCTCGTGCCACGATTTAATCGACGGGCGGGTAAAAACCAGCGATTACACCAAAGAAGAATTACGCCTGATGCATGCAGAAGGTGTTTTTCGCACACAAGAAATCTGGAGAAAGGAGGGATATTTATGATTTACCCAACGAATACAGGAAAAAGCGGAGAACACCTTCGTCTCACCACGCTGGAAAGTGTCTGGATTCAGGGAAAACTACGTATGTGGGGGCGCTGGTCGTATATTGGTGGCGGTAAGACGGGGAATATGTTTAACCTGATGTTGACCTCTAAAAAGCTGACAAAAACGGCAATTAACGAGGCGCTCCGGAGGATGAAAAAAGCAGGTCTGAACAAGTCTGAACTTGAGGCTTTTTTGCGGGATATGATTAACGGTAAGCAAAAGAGCTGGCTGGCGCATTGTACTGATGCAGAGGCGTTATGTATTGATCGGGTCATAAGTGAGGTGCTGGCAGAGCATCCAGGATTGATTAGCGTCCTTCGGCAACGGTATGAGGGGCGGGGGATGACCAAACGCAAAATGGCTGAACTGCTGAATGATGCACACCCGAAATGGAGTTTAAGAACCTGTGAAAGACGCATTGAGCATTGGCTAAAGGTGGCAGAATTTATTTTGTACAAACCAATGGTTATGGCTTTTGGTATAGAGAAAAAAGTTATTGCTTTTTGACGTAAAAACTGCTTCAATTCTTGTACGCTTCGCAAAGCTGTACCGCGAGGCGAATAGCAGACATGGACATTTGAAAGAGCCCGCTTTATGCGGGTTTTTTTATACCTGAAAAACGGCACAGGACGTTAAACGTGCT